AAGAAGCCTACATTAAAATCTTAGATAAAAACAAAGAAATTAATGAGGCTTATTTTTATTATACATTGCGTAGCTTAACGGCTGACTTGTTAAGAGTAAAAATATTAAAGGTAGAGTTTACAAAAGAAATAGAATACCTTATATCAGAATACGAAATAGAAGATTTAATTATTGAATCAACTAAACCATATTTTGATTACATATCAACATGGGACTATTACGATCAAATGTTGTTTTCAGTTTATTTAAAAAAAGGAATATCAATGAGAAAAATGTCTAGAGAATCAGGCATTTCATTTACAAGTATTTATAACACAATTAGAAATTGTAAAAACAAATTACAACTATGGGCAAAAGAAAATCACAAGGACTTGGAGATTCAATAGAAAAGTTCACAGAAGCAACTGGCATCAAGGCAGGTGTTGACAAGTTAGCAGAAGCAATTGGTTTTGATTGCGGATGCGACAAAAGAAAGGAAATTCTTAATAAATTATTCCCTTACAATAATCCTGAATGCTTATCAATAGAGGACTATAAGTATTTAGATTTATTCTTTGCAGAAAATCATGAAACCATTACACCGATGATGCAACAAGAATTGGCTAAAATATATCTTAATGTGTTTAAAGTTAACTTGCAACAAACATCATGTGATTCATGCTGGAGAGATACAATAGGCAAACTACGCAGCGTTTATATGGAGCATGATAATGAAGCCTAGCGAAAAAGCAAGGGAGATATTTATTAATTGCCTATATTACACAGGCACCAAGTCAATGGCTATCCAATGCGGATTGTATATTGTAGAATTAGTTATTGACCAAAAGTTAAAAATAGATGACAAGATTTATTGGAAACTTGTCAAAGAAGAAATGTATTTGATATAAATAAATTGGATTTCAATTTTTTTCAATGGAAGAAATAAAAAAACAAAGAGGAGGCGCAAGACCTAATTCAGGCAGATTAAAGAAAGATGAAGTGATTACATTAATCGAAACTATGGATGCGGTAAAAGTTCCAGAGGCTATTTGGATTAAGTTGGCAGAAAGAGTTGAAGATGGCGATACGAATGCAATCAAAACATGGTTGCAGTACAGGTATGGTATGCCTAAGCAAGTAATAGATCAAAATAACACGCATACAATAAACGATTTCCACATAAAAGATATTGTGACATTTGAGTGATAAATTTAAATGATAAATATAAGCCGTTATTTTATTCAGATTCTCGATACTATGTTATAACTGGTGGTCGTGGTTCTGGTAAATCGTATGCCTTAAACTCGTTTCTTTTGCTTCTAACTTACGAAGTAGGTCATGTAATACTATTCACTAGATATACACTTACATCTGCTCATGTGTCAATCATTCCAGAGTTTACAGATAAAATTGAAACCGCAGGCTTGCAGGATCATTTTTACATTACAAAGGATGAGATTATAAATACTCAAACTAATTCAAGAATAATATTTAAGGGCATTAAAACAAGTAGTGGAACGCAAACCGCTAATTTAAAATCATTGGCTGGTGTTACTACCTTTGTATTAGATGAAGCCGAAGAATTAGTTGATGAAGATGTATTTGATAAAATTGATTTGTCAGTACGACACAACTCAAAGCAAAATAGGGTAATACTAATTTTAAACCCAGTAACCAAAGAGCATTTTATCTACAAAAGATTCTTTGAGAATAAAGGAGTTGATGCTGGGACATCTTGTGTAAAAAAAGATACTACCTACATACATACAACCTACAAAGACAATAAGAAATATCTTTCAGATTCATTTATATCACAAATTGAAAGCCTGCAAGAAAGCAATCCTAAAAAATACGAGCATACAATACTTGGCGGATGGCTAGACAAAGCAGAGGGTGTTGTATTTACCAATTGGAAGTTTGGCGAGTTTAATCCTAATCAACTGCAAACATCTTACGGCATGGACTTTGGATTCTCAATTGATCCAGATGCTCTAGCTGAGGTGGCAATAGATAAGTCAAGAAAGATAATCTACGTTAAAGAAGTAATCTATGAACGTGGATTAAAAACACACATACTTGCATCATTAATTAAAGAGAAATGCAATAGCGGTTTAATAATTGCCGATTCCGCAGAACCTAGATTAATTGATGACCTGCGTTATCAAGGCATTAACATCCAACCTGTAAAGAAAGGAACGATTGAATCAGGTATAGTAAGAATGCAAGACTACCAAATAATAGTAGACCCACAATCACAGAATATTGCCAAAGAATTTAACAACTATGTATATTTAAATAAGGCATCTAAATTGTATCTTGATGCATGGAATCACATTATTGATGCGATTAGGTATAATGTCATCTACCACTTGGATAATCCAAATCAAGGGAACTATCATATTTATTAAGACAAAAACAAACAAAATACGTTTATACATTATGAAGGTTAAAATATTAATTCCGACATCATTAAGTGAAATTAAATTAAGCCAATATCAAAAGTTTGTTAAGATAGCAAGCGAGAATGAGGAGGGTAAATTTTTAAACCAAAAGTTGGTTCAGATATTTTGTAATACAGATTTAAATATTGTTGCTAAGATGAAACAAAAGGATTTAAATTTTGCGGTTACAACAATTACTGAATTATTTAATAAGATTCCAGAGTTAGTCACAATTTTTAAAATAAATGGGACAGAGTTTGGATTTATACCTAATCTAAACGATATGTCTTCGGGTGAATACATGGACCTAGATGGATACATTACCGATTGGGAAGATAGCCATAAAAGTATGGCAGTTCTTTATAGACCAATTAAACAAAAATTAGGTAGTAAATACTTAATTGAGCAGTACGAAGGCACAGATAAATATTCGCAAACAATGCTTGATGCACCAATGGATGTTGTATTAAGTAGCAAGGTTTTTTTTTGGACTTTAGGTCGAGAATTATTGAAAAGTACGATGGACTTTTTGGAGGGGAACAACTCGATGAGTTTAACGAAGCTGCGCAATTCGGCAAAAGATGGGGGTGGTACTCCAGCATCTATGCCTTATCACAGGGCGATGTTAGAAGATTTGATGAAATTACCCAACTACCCATTAATCAATGCTTAACTTTTTTAAGTTTTGAGAAACAAAAGAATGAATTAGAAATGAAATTGATTAAACAAAATAGATAATGAACGGATTTTATTACGTTATTGATAAGTTAAGGGATTACATAAAGGACACAGGCTTTGTACATACTGTTAGCACTGGTGATATCTTTGAAGTAGATTTAGTTAAGCAGACTATTTATCCTTTAAGCCATATCATTGTAAACAATGCAAGTCCAAAGGAATATGTAAGCTCTTACAATATTTCTATTTTGTTTATGGACCTTGTGGATGTAAGCAAAGAAAATTCAACAGATGTATTTGAAGGCAACGATAATTTATTAGATATTTTAAATGAGCAATTAGCAATTGCACAAAGATTAGTAAGTAGTTTAAAGCGTGGTGATTTGTTTAGCAACTTAGTGCAAATTGATGGAGACCCATTGTGCGAACCATTTACAGATAGATTCGAAAATAAAGTTGCAGGCTGGACATTGACATTTGATATAATTGTACCTAATGACATGACTGTTTGCTAATGGAACTAAAGAATACAGAAGCTTTATTAAAACGATTTAGAGACTATGTAATTCAGCAGTCAAGGTCTAACCTATCTAAGAGCAGAAAGAACAACACAAAGGAGTTGTATAATAGTTTAAAGGGTGAGATAGTAAGAGAAAATGATTATTCAATAGTTGGCTTTAAAATGGCTGACTATGGAATGTTTCAAGATCAAGGTGTTAAGGGAAAGAGTAGCTCACGAAAAGCACCTAATAGTCCATTTAAATTTGGTTCTAAATCTGGTCCTAAAGGCGGTTTAACAAATGGAATTGAAAGATGGGTTAAACAAAAAGGAATACAATTTAAAGATAAAAAAAGTGGTAAGTTTATTTCATATCAATCTACTGCTTTTATTATTACTAGAAGTATTTACCAAACAGGATTAAGACCAAGTTTGTTTTTTACTAAGCCATTTGAAGCAGGTAAAAAGAAATACATTGATAGCGAAATTGCACAGGCTTTTAAAATGGATGTTGATTATATAGTTGATTACGAATTAAAGAGAACATAATGATAATATACGCACGATCTCCCTACACAATAGAGATTAATGAAGCAGCACAAGTTGGAAGTAAGTTGGAAATATTCCTTTGGAATACTCCTAACTCTATACCTGCAACTGCAACCTATACGCTTTCAAAGAAGGTCGCATCCAATGCACAAAGAGTTACGATATATAATATATCGCCTTACATAAAAGAATACATTGACAATATTGTTTCAACTGATGGGACAAACAATCAATGGTGCAATGTTTCTATAAAACGATACAAGGAAACATCCGCAGGCGCATATACTTTAGTTGACACGACAACTTATGCTGGAGTAGATGGCTATATTGATTACATTGGTGGATACAACCAAACGAATCCATTAAACAATTATTGCCTTTTAGCTGATAATTCTAAAGAAATACAATACAATTTGGGAAGCATTCCTTATGTAAACGTATTAATAAACAATGCTTTAGGCGATAAATTAGATGTAGAGTATAAGGATAAAAACAATGCAAATGTAATTACTACATCTATTTTCGGAACAGGAGTGGCAGCTGGCAAATATATGTACAAAGTGCCATTGACAACATCAAGTGCAAACTATGATAATGGAACAATTGCAACTTTAAAGTATTTTGTAGGTGCAACATTAACTTATTCATCTGAGTTTACTGTAACCCCTATATGCGAACCTAAATATACACCAGTAGTATGTTCATTTATAAATCGTTTTGGTGGTTGGCAGTTCCTAACATTCTTTAAGGCGCAGACAAATCAATTAACGGTAACAAGCACAATGTATAACTTGCTTCCAAGTAATTACAATTACAATGTTTACAAAGGGCAATCCAAAGCATTTAATTTTAATGCAAGACAAATTGTAACTTTAAACACAGGATTTGTACCAGAAAATTATTCAGATTTAATCCAAGATTTAATGTTAAGTGAAGTTGTCTTATTGGACAACAAACCAGTAACTTTAAAGACAAATCAAACTAGCTTAAAGACAACAATACAAGATAAGAATATCAATTATACGATTGACTTTGAATATGCTTACAACTTGTTAAATAATGTAATATGATTAATGTTTCAATTTTTGTTTACGGGGATGATGGATTAGCAAAAAGACTAGAATTGTTTGAGGATGAAAATATCTCAATCAATAGCTCAATCCAAAACATAAATGACATTTCTAAAGTCTTTACAGATTTTAGTCAATCGTTTACCGTTCCTGCAACAAAGACTAATAACGCAATCTTTAAGCATTGGTATGAAAATTCGTTAGATGGTGGATTTAACGCAACTAAAAGAAAAGATGCCTTTATTGAATTAGATACTGCGACTTTTAGAAAAGGAAAAATTCAATTAGAAAAAGCAACTTACAAGCAAGGGGACATTGACAATTATACATTGACATTTTTCGGTTCACTTATTTCGTTAAAGGATAAATTTGCAAATAGATTTTTAAGAGATTTTGATTATTCAGCATACAACTTTACTTATACAGGAGCGGTAGTTAAAAATAGAGTTGCTGGCGGAGTAACAAACGATGTTAAATTTCCTTTAATATCTTCTAATAATGTTTGGCAATATGACACTAATGGCACAAGCCAAAGCAATTGGGATATAAGTAAAATTGCAACACCAATTTCTTATTTAGATTTGTTCCCAGCAATGAGAATAAGCAAGATTTTAGAATCTATTGCAACCGAATTAGGGATTACATTTAGTGGTACATTTTTAAGTAACCCAAAATTTACAAATGCTTTTCTTTGGTTAAAAAATACAGATAGGTTTGTTCAAAATTCTTTTCCAAACATAATAGATTTCCAATCTGCGACAAGTACGGTTGGAACGCAAGGCATATTCAATGTATTTACAAATACGTTAAATTATGTAGAACCTACATTACCGATCTATTTAAGCTCTTCAAATATTGAATTAACTTTTAGCGTTGCTGGGATTGAGTTTGTTTTTTCAGTTTACAAGGATGGAGTTAAAATAAACGAACAACAATTTTTAACGCAAACAAGTTTAATGACCTTTACTGCGCCATTAAATAATACTGGAGCTTACACGTTTTACATATCTTCATTGGTGCCTGTAACGTTTACAGGTAATTATAAATTAGAGTTAAGAGATGGAATTGGTACGATAACAACTGATGTAAATGCAATAAGAGCAACAACTCAAACTACTAATAGTATTTTAGATGTCGCTGGTTATATGCCAGAATTAAAAGCGGAAGATTTCTTTAGTGGTTTACTAAAAATGTTTAATCTTACTTGTTATTCTATTGATGAAACAACCTATGAGATTGAGCAACTTGAAGAATGGTATTCAGCAGGCGAAACGTATGACATTTCAGAATATTGCCAAACAGATGAAATAAATTTAGAAAGAGTAAACCCTTTTAAAACTATTAATTTTTCATACCAAGAATGCGAAAACTTATTAGCTACGGCTTTTCTTGCTCAATCTGATATTCCTTATGGTGATTTAAAATATGAAGTAGATAATGATGGTCAAGAATTTTCAATTGAATTACCTTTTGAGAATATGCCATTTACAAAATTTGCAAACACAAATTTGCAGGTTGGATATTCAATTAAATCAGATTTAAGTGCTTATATACCAAAGCCTGTTATTCTTTATGATTACGGAGTAGTGCAAACATTAACATCGCCAAAAACTTATTATTTTGATGATGGCACATCAAGCGCAACTGCAACTACATATAATTTATTTGGTCAAGATACTTTAGTGTCTTCTGCGGTTAATACTATCAACTGGGGCGCAGAGCAATCAAGCTACACTAACTTTGTCGAAACAAATTCTTTGTTTAATAATTACTATTCAGCATACTTATCAAACACCTTTAATCAAAAGGCAAGACTAATGAAAATTAAGGCCATATTACCAATTTTCTTATTATCTAAACTTGCGTTAAATGACAAAATAGTTATTAGGGATAAACGGTATATTATTAATTCTTATCAAACAGAATTAACAACAGGAGAAACAAGCCTTGAATTAATGTCTGATTTTAGATCAATTGTTTTAGATACAACTACAACTACTACGACTACTACTATTCCGCCAACTACTATTCCGCCAACTACGGCTCCGCCTACAACGGCTCCGCCTACAACGGTACCTCCAACTACCGCGCCGCCAACACCAACTACAACTGCTGCACCAACTACGACTGCAACACCAACTACATATTACAAGCTTGATGCTTGTTCGGCAGGTTTTGGTCAGTTATACACAACAATAGTACCTAATTTAGTAAGTCAAAGATATATTGATTCAGTTACGCAGGTATTCTATGTTTGGGATAATACAACTACAACAAGTCCAGGCACAATAGGAACTAATATTCAATTGGTTTTTGCGCAACAAAATTGCCCTACACCAACTACAACTACAACGACAACTACTACATTGCCACAAGTTAACTTTACAATAACTAACAATTGTTCTGGTGGTTCTGGTACTGTAACAATTGATGCATTTAGCGGAGGTAGCGGTACTTATCAAGCATCTGATACCGTTTACACATCACAAGTAAATGCATTTATAGGCAATTTTGTTAGTGCTACTGCCCCTAAAAATTATCTTACTGTTGGTGATGGCTTATGGTGGATTGCGGTAAGAGATGCCAATAATACTGGTAACGCAGTTGCTAAATCAATTCAAGTAACTTGCGCAACTACAACTGCTGCGCCAACTACTACTACAATACAAGTAGTTTGGTATAGACTTTCAGCTTGCATAAACGGAGATACATTGTTTTCACAATCTTATAACATCGGCACATTTAATCTAAATGATCGTGTAACATTTGGCGGTGCATTCTTTACTATTGAAGAAGTTAGATTTAATCAACCAGCAGGTAGTTTAATTCCAATTACTGCAACAGGATTGACTGGTTGTCCAACAACGACTGCGCCTCCAACAACTTTGCCTACAACGGTACCTCCAACTACTTCTGCTCCTGTATTTACATATTTAAGATATGATGTAAATGAAGTTAATTGTGGAACATTTAATCCAATACCATTCTTTGCATACACTAGCTATGCTAATGGATTCTATATCTTAAATGGCGATGGTATTTTAAGATATTTACAATCTCAATCACATACTAACTTTAGCAATCAAATTAATAGTATTGTAGCTAGTTCTTGTACCCCAGCAACTACAACTGCTGCACCAACTACGACTTGTACTCCTGCTGGAACATTGATTTCTTCATTTTGTTCTGGATTTGATTTAATAGGAACTTATGCTGATGGAAATTGCGGAACTTATAATTTACCAATACAATTTAATTCTTCAGCTTGTGGATTTGTAGCACCAACAACTACAACTGCTGCGCCAACTACTACTGCTGCGCCAACTACTACTGCTGCGCCAACTACTGCTGCACCTAATTGTCAGCAATATTTCTTGTCTAATAGTGATGAGTTTTCGGATTTTTATAGTTACCAATCTTGTGATGGTACTCAAAACTCAAATGTAGAACTACAAGGAGGGGGAAGTCTAACAATCTGCGCAAGAATTGGAACGGTTAGCGCTGGTGGTGCAATTACGGTTGATGGTCCACAAGGAAGTTGTTCTTAATATGAGATACATCTGTTGTCAACCTGCAAATGATTATTATTTATGGCAAATAGAAACTGTCATAAATAATTTCATGTCGCATGGAATAAACCCAAATCAAATAGATATTGTATTAGGTTACAATAATGAAGATTTAACTAAGTGGCGAATTCTACAACAACACCATAATACCATTAGATTTTTCTTTTATAAGGATACAAGAGAAAATAATACCTATGCCCCATCTATTTATTTTAACTTAATGAAGCAACACGTTTCATCTAATTATATATTAAAAGATGAAGTTTTATTTTTGCATGATTCTGATATAGTATTTACAGGAACTCCAGATTATTCACAATTTAAAAATGGAAGAGTTTGGTATTTAAGCGACACAAATAGCTATATCAACTATGATTATGTTATGCAAAAGGGAGAAGATTTATTAATTGAGATGTGCAGAATAGTAGGTATTAGCACTTTGATTCCTAAGCTAATGAACGATCATAGCGGAGGCGCACAATACATTGTAAAAGGCACAGATTATAATTTTTGGCATAAGGTTGAAAAAGATTCAATTTCCATATACCAATATTTGTGTGATAAAGAACCTAGCTATGTTCCTAAATACGAAAACGATTATCCAATACAAAAATGGACTGCTGGGATGTGGTCATTGCTTTACAATGCTTGGTTCTTTGGGCATCAAACGAAGGTCGTTAAGGAAATGGATTTTGGATGGTCCACAAACGATATATCCGATACAATTAAACATAAGATTTTACACAATGCAGGTGTAGTAAATTCTACAAGTGGTATGTTTTATAAAGGAGAATACACTAATAAATTGCCTTATAATTTAGATTTAGATTTAGATAAAAATAAAAGCAGTTACTATTATTATAATGAAGTACAAAAAGCAGGCTTAAATTCTCCTTTATTATGATTGAAATAGTATTGCCAACTATGTGGAAGTCAGACAAAATATTTGAAATGATTTATAAATACATTGGCAATGCTAATATTTATAGAATTCATTTAATAGACAACACAAATGAATTTAATATTCACTATCCATTAGGAATTAATTCTAAAAAGTTAAAGGTTTATTCTTTTAAAGAAAACACATTTGTTAATCCTGCTTGGAACTTTGGTGTTAGTAAATGTAAAGAAGATTCAATTATTTGTCTTGCAAATGATGATATTAAATTTGACACAGAAATATTTCAATTTATTATTAATCATAAATGTGAATTAGGAATAATTGGGATGGACAATGAAAATTATGATATTAATATTGTCAATCAAAAAAAAATAAATTATACTGATTGCCAAACATACGGATGGGGATGTTTAATATTTATACTAAAAAAAGATTGGGTTAATATACCAAATGCACTTAAAGTATTTTACGGAGATACATTTATGTTTCACAATGTAAAGGTTTTATGTAAAAAATTAAGTGGTTTTTTTATAGATACAAATATGTCAACCACAAGTTCTTCTTCTTTTGTTATGGATATTCACAAAAGCGATATTTTAAATTGGGAATTAATAGGGAATAAATTTTCTTTTAATTTAAATTAATAAGACAAAAACAAACAAAATACGTTTATGATAAAGAATATAA